CTTGAAATTCAAGGGCTGAAGGCGGTTTCTATCAACACATTTTGTCCTATAGGTCTAAAATTAAAAGAAAAAATCCCTCTGTCCATATAAATGGTAAGAGGGATTTTTGCCAGTCATTTAACAACGACCATTTCTGTTGGATTTATCTTACCATTTATATATTATAAAGTCAAATTAAATAAGTGTGTGGGACAATCACATATCTGCAACATATAAAACATTGGTTCAAAGCCGATAATACAGCTATATTTTAAGTCCAAATCCCTCAGCCCACAATTTAGCATATTTCTTTTGTGATAACTTAACAGGTAAAGAATTATATGCCTGAATAATTTTTTTGTAATTAAAACAAGGACATATGCAATATATAGAGGCATAAGAGTCGATTCGTTTTTTAAGTTCTTCTTGATTAAGAATATATGTATTTCCTATTAGTCTATAAAATGACCACCAAGGATTATTAGCAGCACTTACTTGAAGTCTGTGACAGCCAAAGGGATTTTCTGTCATATAGCTTGCTCCATAACAGAAATTAGGATTTCCACTTCTGCATTTATCACCATAACAGTAATTTAATTGGCCTACAATTTTTCTATCAATAATTTTACCATTGATTATTACAAAAGATGATTTCCAGTTTGCAACAAGCTCATATAGACTAATAAAGGAAAGATATTCATTAGGTTTGCTGGAATATATGGCTTGATGCAGGATAACGCCATTGTCAGTTTGAGTATGATATTGAGGAGCTTGTTGTGCAAGCATAACAGCTTTCGTATAATTACTGGAGGAAGATTTTCCAAAAGATACAGAGATATACCAATCAGGAAAATTAATATGTTCATCCTTATTCTCAATATGTTTGTCCTGGGCAGCAGTATTAATATCAGTTTCATGAATATCATTTATCTGAACAGGAAGTTCACACACAGTTTTATCAGGTGTTTCTATTTTATTTTCGTTATCTGTTAATGCAGATATTTCATTATATTCTAATGTTTCAGATGCAGAATTGCCAGGTATAATATTAGGTAAATAATCTGTAATATTTTTACTTGTTGAAGAAATATTATATTCTGTAGTTAATATAGAATATATTTTAGTAACTTGTTTTGCATTACCTACTAATGTCCAAAACGAGTTATCTGTAAACTCAATAACTATATAATATGTTGAATAAAAAACATTAGAAATATCTTTTATATTATATATGTATTTTTTGCCAAGAAAAAAATCAAGAAACAATCCAGCCTCGAATAATCCAACAACACATGTAGATATTTTTTGATTTGGTATTCCATGTACATAACGAATAGAAATATAAAATTTATTATGCATTAAGAAGTTGTATTGTTTTTTTAATGATTTTAAATCAGATTTGCTAATTAACATTTAATATCCCTCTATTCTTCTCTATGTGCAAATATTTCAACAAGTTCAACGTTCTTGTCAGCTTTGTCGTAATCTCCATTTTTAATATGTTGTAACTCGTGATTATATGCTTTTGTTAATTGCTCCAAGCAGTGCCGAGAATTCAGCACTATTGTAAAAGTACCGTCGTTACAATGCACGGTATAAGCTTTTATGGTTACAGGCATATCAGCATATACAACTGTAGTATCCATTAATTCATCCCCTTTTTAATCGTTTCTGTTTGACAACCTGTCAATCATCTCCTTAACAAACTCAATATCTTCTTTTTTAACCTTGCGTGATGCATCAAAGAGAACTTTATAGTCAGGATTCTCATACATGAATTGAGCCATTTCTCTGGCGTCATCATTAAGGTAGTAGGTTTCCTCATTTCTATTGTCTTCTATTAAATCGCCAACATTAACATGAAGATATTTTGCAATATCAATAATAACATCTATCTTAGGAACTCTATTCCCAGCACACCAGTTAGATACAGTCGATTTATCAAAACCAAGGTCATTAACTAGGTCAGATTGAGTTTTATTATTCATCATTAAATAGTATTTAAGCATTTCAGCAAATTTATTTGTTCCCATCGGTATCACTCCTTCCTATGACTTCATTATATCAAAAAGAAAACTTAAAGCAAGCAAAAAGCAAAAAAAGTTTTCAAAATGTATTGACAGTTTTCAAAAAGGGGAGTAATATAATCGTGAAAGGAGGATATGAATGTTGGAAAAAGTAGCAGAACCAATTAAAATATCACTGGCAGCAGCTAGAGTAAATGCACGAAAGACGCAGGCACAGCTTGCAGAAGAAATGGAAATATCAAGAATGACACTGGCAAATCTGGAAAATGGAAAAACGCAAATAAGCAAGGCACAATTACATTTGTTTTGTGAATTATGTCACATTCCTGTTGCTAATATTTTTTTACCTTATAAGTTTTCAGAATGACAACTATTCCAAGTAACATACAAGGAGGTGAGAGTGTGAAACTGTCAAGTATTGACCAAAAGATAGTAGATATATGTCTAAGAGCAGCAAGTGTAATGTGGAGCCATAAAGGATTATTGCTTTTAATATTCTGCTGGATATATCTGTTCTGGGTTGGAACATTTGGTTGTGAAACAGAATTCGGTATTTTATTAACACTTGCTGCATTGTGTGTAATGCTTTTGTGTATTATATGCCCATCAATCTTTGTGTAATAAGTAATAAAGCTGAAATTAAAACTAATGAGAAAATAATGCCAATGAGTAACAAAAGAATATTACCAAGCATATAAGCAATAAGTAAAAATTTGGATTGGTATTGTTTTCTGTTTAATCGGTACGAAAGAGAATGTGTTTTTAGACCAAGAATAAAACTACAAACATTATATTCGTGATATATACGCCGGCATAGAAGATTGAAATTATATTGATTTTTATTTTGTTGAAAGTAATATGCATATTCATTTATACGAGAACCAGCGTAGACAGCATTATCACTGATTAAGCCAATAACTTTATCAACAGGTGCTTTGGAATAATCTTTGAATAGATAAGGTTCAATAAGGCTGAACAGGGGGAAAATTAATTTTTCGTAGCGTTCTTTAATATTTGCATACTTAGGAGTTCTCCAAAATATGTACAAAGATGCAATTACAGATAATGAAATAGCAATAGATTCAATGTCTTGAAAGTTTATGTTCATAGTAAAATACCTCATTTGTTACTCGGCTACGGCAATAGCCTGTAATTAAAGTATAGGAGCTGTGACAGAATTAGGCAAGTAATATAACAAGGAGGTGAGAGCGTGAATTATACAGCAGTAGCGATAACAGCAATTATCTGCATAACAATATTGGTATTATGCCATGAACCTAAGAGGAAATAGATTAAGGAAAGGAGCAAGCTTATGAAGATAGCAACAATAAAGAGAGAGCCGGAGGATATGGTGTATACAGTGGAGGAAGTGGCAACAATCATGCGATCTTCTAAACAGTATGTTTATACACTTATCAACGCAAATCAGATAAGGGTGCTTAAAATCCCTCATACAAGAATAAGAAAGTCAGAGCTTGAAAGATTCTTCAGGGATAACGAGGGAAAGGATTTAACGAATCCGAATGAACCAAAGGATATTGTAATTTAGGAAAGGAGGATAATATGCGGCGTGTAGGTTTAATAATATCTTACAACAAGAGAATTAATGAGAATCTTCGAATTGGTAACACGGAGCTGGCTGCCAAATGGTATACAAGGCTGAGATTGTTGGAGATATTCAGCTTTGTGCCGGAAGGAGCTTACAGACTTCCAACAATATAAAAAAGAGCCGCTTGGACCAGCGGCTCAGTACTTAGAACATTAAATGCTCTGCAAATATAACAATATTATTGTATCAGAAATGTTCAAGTACGTCAAGAAAAATTAATAAAATGGTCTTTTTTCTTGGGCTTGTAATGAATATTAACAAGTCTACGAAACAAAGATTATTAAAAAGGGGTGTACATGAAAAGAAAAGGTACAAGGTACATTCCCTATGACTATGAAGCGGCAATTGATAAATCTGTAGAAGATATGAATGAGGTCTTCATGGAGTACATGCTGAAGACCAAATACAGGTGCGTCTACACATGTAAGGAGATCCGGGCAGGTAATCAGCTTGAGATAGAAATATATCCAGAGTTCACCAGGAAAGAGGACATTCCAGAAGAAGGAAGGATTAAGGATAAAGAAACTCAAAGAAACCTGAACAATAAGAATGCCATTAAATATTGTGGAAGACTGATTATAGAGAATTTCACAAATGATGATATATGGATGACGCTTACATATGCAGAAGGGAATGAGCCAGCTTGCTGGGATGAGGCTGTAAAAAATATGACTAATTACATCCGGCGGATTAATTACAGGCGTAAGAAGTTAGGTCTGCCTAAAGCCAAGTACATATATGTTACAGAGCATGATCCTGATGCAAAGGTGCGCTGGCATCATCATGTGATTATGGATGGGCTTCTTGACAGAGATGTATGTGAGAAGTTGTGGAAGTTGGGAGAGCGTTCCCAGTCAAAGCGACTTGAGGAAGATGCTTATGGTCTTGTAGGAATGGCTAAATACATAACAAAGGACAAGCACCGACAGAAAAATGAGAAGCGGTGGAACTGCTCCACAGGACTTAGACAGTTCAGAGTTCGTAAGGTCCGTTCTAAGAGAAAAGGCGGAAATGGGCGGTATGTTCCTGTAAGCAAATATATAGACACATTTGTAAGAGATAAGGCTGCAAGGGAAGCAGAAATACAAGCCTGGCATCCGGAATATTCTCTTCTGGAATCACAGGTGTATTACAACGGAGTAAATGGCATGTTTTATATAACAGCAAGACTCCGAGATTGGAGAAAAAGAGATGCAAAAGGTAGATATATACATCCAAACGACAGCTAGAGGACCAGCAGTCCGTAAGCATGTAGCATACATGTATGTCTTAAAGATAGTTATTAATGGCAAAGAGTTCATTAGAAACGGCAAGGGCACGCTTGAAAATGTTACAGAGAACCAGGCGGCACTGCAGGCAATAATACATGCTTTAATGCGTTTCCATGAAAATTGTGAAATCCGCATAAATACAGAATGTGAGCATGTGTTAAACAGCTGCAGAAATGCCTGGCCACAACAGTGGGAAAAGGACGGTTGGAAGAAAAAGACAGGCAAGCCAATAAAGAATGCGGATTTGTGGCAGCAGTACCTGAATTTGAGCCACGGACATGTTATAAGCTGGTCGGATGAGCCGCATGATTTTACAAAGTGGATGGAGTATGAGCTTAAGAAGATGGAGGCAACATGGACGAGATAAAGATAAAAAAGGAGCTGGAACGGCTTAAGTGGTTAAGAAAAGCCGCGTACATGATGCCGCCCTGTAAAACAGCGGATGAAACAAGCATTAAGGTTACTAATCTAACCCTTCTTGGAGGGCAGATTGCAAAGCTTGAGAGGGAATTGTATATCTGCCAGCATCCAGAGGTAGACAATTAAGAAACAAGAACGGTGCAAAGCCGCATAAATACAGAATGGGAGTGACATTTTACTCCAAATACATCTACACGGTACTTATTCACGCACAGAAAAATATATCACAGTTTTATTATCTGGCATGGCTAGTCCTCCCGGCATGACCGGGAGGAGAAAGGAGAAATATGGAAAGTATAATGCAGGACATTAAAGAGTGCTTCCTATGCAGAGAAGAAATGATTAAAAACAATAATTTCAAAAGACTTCCGTCCAGTGACTTGGAGTGCCATCACATCATGCATGGTATGGCCAATAGGAAGATATCAGAGCATTACGGTCTGAAAGTATGGCTTTGTGCCGAACATCACAGGACCGGGAAAAATGCAGTGCATAACTGCCGTGAAACTGACCTGATACTTATACGTGCAGGACAGCGGCGGTTTGAGGAAATACACAGCCATGAGGAATGGATGAGCGTATTCATGAAAAATTATATTTAATTTAACGGAGGTTAAGATGGTAAACACAGAAGAGGTCATTAAAAAGGCAAAGCGGGCTATAAAGATATGCTCTGACATAGACACAGCAAGAGCATATGCGTCAGACATAGCAAGCGGCAAGGCTACGATTGCAGTTACAGATTACAGCGGCAGCAGTCTGTCACTTGATGAATGCTTCGGCAAAGATGTCACAAAAGAAGTCAAAAATATTATAAATTTCAGCGTTGACAACAAGATAAAACAGCTTGAGGCGGAGCTTGAAGCAATCAATACACCCAGTAGAAAGAAAAGGGCTTAAATACAAGGGTGACGGATTAACCACATGCCGCATATGCGGCAAATATCTGCCATTTTTATCACATAATGCCCAGACGTGGGCGTGGAAGCTAAAAATGGGTAGATATACATATAACTACTGCTCGTATACACACATGCGAGCAGACGAAAAATGACAGAAGGGCGGAATAAGTATGTTTGATAAATTTGGTGAATTTGATTCAGCCGGGGAACTTAATGAGGCTGCCGCAGGACAGCTTGCACAGGGAGATTTAACAGCACTGTATGAGCTTGCGAAAGAAAACGGCATTGAAAAGCCGGATGCTGAAGATTATATAAATGGTGATGTGGCAGAGCTTGCAACTCCTCTCATGGCGGCACTTGGAAAGATAGACGTTGAGACAAAAGAGCTTAAACCTGTTGAGATAGTTGAAGACTGGGTAAATTATATCCGGGAATATACTACAGAGCATCCAGAGATGGCAGTGGCGGTCAGAAAAAAGGGAAAAAGCATAAAGGGCTGCATTGCAGAGCTTCTGAAATGGAGCTTTAAAAACGCATATCAGGTTCCGGATGAAATAGTAAAGGCGGCTGGGATTACCGCAACAGTAAAAATGGGAATTCCGGGAATGGGAAGAGCCTATAAGATTATACGTGCTTACTATCTTGGAGGCGAAGACTGATGAAAAAGAAAAGCGTTCTTGAATATGCAGGGAGAAAGCCGGAAGGCAAAAGAAAATGTACCATAACAGCCGACATTGTAAAGATTGGAACAGAATCGTATCTGATAGCTGACCTGTGGAAGGAAAAAGCCCATATTTACAGAATGGCAGCAGGATTTAATGATTATGCCAATTATGACTATAAGACTGCAAAATGGGATAAAAAAATAAGGTGGAACAATGAACATTATAGTGATGTTAAAAATGCTTACATAAGTGATGCGGATACAAAGAAGATAACAGAATTTGCTGAGGCAGTCAGCGGTGAAAAACATAAATATGGTGCAGATATATTCCGTGTCGAGGAAGAGGTTGACTATAAAAAGACAAGGGAGAGGGAACACCGAAGCACTCTTAAGATGGAGACTCTTTTTAACAATATACCGGAAGTACCACAGGAGTTTTCAGAATTAGTAAAAAAAGACACAGCGGCAACAAACCGCATCTATTACAAAAGATGCGGCAATAAGGCGGAATATACATGTGCACAGTGCGGTGAGACTTATACCGAACGCACAAAAAGAACCGATACAGAAGATTTCTGCACATGTGGGATGATGCCTTTATATATGCCACAGCGAGGTGAAATTTACAAATGCAAGAAATGTGGTGAAAGCGGCGTGCTTATACAGGCGGGACGTGCAAAAATATCAAATGACGCATTTACAACACTTCTGTACCAGTGCCGTCCAGATGGGATGCTTCTGATAAGGGCTTTTTATACGGATGTAACAAGAAGCCGGTACAGCATAATGAACAACAATACAAGGGAGTATGAAAGAATTTTTTTAAAACGCGGATATGCAAGATTTTATATAAAAGATTACAGAAATACATGGAGCCGTTCAATGTATCCCGGAAAACTTGTAGAGACAAGAGACGTATCCTGTATAGGTGCAGATGCTGTATGTGAAAGTGATTTAAGATACTGTCCGGAAGGGCTGCATACGCTTCTCCGGTCTTATCTTGAGAAAGACCGGATACTGGCAAAAATACAGGCTCTTGTAAGCTATGCACGCTGTCCGCAGATTGAAACTCTTTACAAGATAGGATTAAACGGGATATGCACACGCATCCTATGGAAAGAGGGAGTTACAAAGGCAGTAAATAAAAAGGCTGTAACGGCAGCAGATGCCCTAAAGGTAACAAAAGAAGAGCTTAACTGGATAAAGCTGGGGGAAGATTCAAGCAGGCTTGAATTTACACATGTAGCACACAGGAACAATATCCCTTTTAAGCAGTGGGAGACAGGTTTTATGTACTATCTTAATTGTCATGGTAATTACAGGAATCTAGAGCTTGTGCTTAAATATCTTACGCCGGAAAGGCTTGACAATGTTATTGAAAGATATATGGGGCAGGGGCACTACAATACAAAATATGAAGCTGTTCGTGAATATGCAGATTATCTTAAAGAACGCATATTGGCCGGTGATGATCTGTCAAATGACGTATATCTCCGCCCGGGTAATCTGTATGAAACGTATACGAGGATAAGGCGTGAAAACGAATTAAAAAGATCTGAAAAATATATGGCAGAAATGCTGGAAAAATATCCAAAGATAGCAGATTACAGCAAAAAGATAAGCAGAGCGTACACGTGGCAGCAGTCGGGTTATACAATCCGCCCGGCAAAGGATGCTGGTGAGATTGTGATGGAAGGAAGAATACTGCATCACTGTGTGGGTTCTGATGCACAGGGCTATATGAAAAATTATAACAACGGGCGGAGATTTATTCTTCTGCTTAGAAAAGACAGCATGGCAGATGAGCCATATATAACAATAGAGATAGAAGGCACCTGTATAAGGCAGTGGTATGGCCACAACGACACAAAGCCGGAAGAGGAGATTATAAAACCGCTGCTTGAGCAGTATGTAAGTTATTTGGAAAGCAGAAAAAGGAGAAAGACAGCATGAACGAACTGGAGCACATAGAAGATTTTAGAACATTTAAGGCAGAGCTTGACCGCCAGATTGCAGAATCGGCAGAAGGCTTTGTAAGGATAGGCTATCTTCTTAAAAAGGCAAGGGATACGGACATCCTTAAAGAATCCGGATATTCAAGTGTTATAGAATTTGCAAAAGCGGAATATCACATTGATAAGACGACGGTATCACGTTTTATAAATATAAACGACAGATTCAGCGAGGGAGGCAATTCGCAGTATTTAAAAGAGCAGTACAGAGGTTTTGGATATTCAAAGCTTGCAGAAATGCTCCAGCTTCCTGATGCAATCATCGAGGAGCTTACGCCGGAGTTTTCAAAAGCGGAAATAGCAGACATCAAGCATGAGTATGACGAAGAAAAGAAAATATCCGATCTTGAACTGCTTGCCGAACAGTCAGAGGCAGCATCAGAAGAAACGAAAGAAATGAATGAGCTTGAAAAGGCATTCAGGCAGATTGCGAATGACAATGTTGAGATATTTGACAGGCTGTATGAAGCAAAAGACCGTGATGAGGAGCAGCTTTTTGAAGCACTTGCACCGGCAGGGGATATGATTTATTCAGTAAGGCTTGCGGGCATAGGCAGACTTATGATGTCAGTCAGGGCAAAAGAGAAAAAAATAACACTTACAAACGTCAGAAACAGCGAAAAAACAGAATGGGAAGCTGATTCAGTCATGGCAGCAGTAAGCAGGGTATTTAATACAGCTTCTGATGATATAAAAGAGGCATACGCGGAAATGTATAACGAACCGTATCCTGAAAAAGATGAAGTTGCACCGGTGCAACATCCGGAAAAGAAAGCGGTACGCAAAGAGAAGAAAGTAGTACGTGCGGTTCAAAGGCCGGAACAGCCACAAAGCCGGATACCAAAGGATGAAGAGTCAGAAAAGCCGGAAGATGAACAGATACCGGGACAGGACAGCATTGAAAACCATCCTGAATATATGCCGGAAACAAAAGACAGTACAGAAGAAGATGAAAAGCAGGAAGAACCGGAAACAGCAGAGAATATCGAAGAGACGGAACAGGAATGCTGGAGAGTGATAAAAGAGGCAGGCAGAAAGATAGAGCTGTTCATAAGGGATTATTCAGACGGCTTTATCATTCCGTCAGAGAGCAATGTGGCAGCAGTCGAGGAAAACTGTAAATCAATAATAACGGAATTAAAAAGATATGTAACATTAAAAAGTAGCAGGTCTTAATGAAGACATAAACAGAGTAAAGAGCGGTACCTATTAATTCAAAGTCAAATATATATCACAAAATTGACTGCATACCCGGAGGCTTCGGTTTCCGGGGGAAAGGAGAAGAATGCTAATTCCAAAAGTAAAGACTAAAGAATTTGAAAAATGGGGCTTTAAAAAATGTAAGGGGGAATATGGCAAGAATGATTGCTATTATCTTTGTGTTGCAAGAGGTGCGAAAATGCTTTTTGTAAGTCCGATTATGTTTGATGTAAATGATTGGAAGAATAACGACCCAAGAATACATAAAGATGTGAATTGTAGATATAGAGACCACAGGACATATCTTGATATTATTTATCAACTAATTAAGGCAGATATGCTTGAAAGTGCAGGTGAATCAAAAGAGTAAAAACAAAGTATTAACTTAAATGTTCTTTGACAATTAAATAATGACAGTATGGTATTTATGTGATATATTAAATAAAAAATATTTTTATATGAGGTGACAAATATGGACGATATAGTAAAAATGTGTGATCGTATGGATGCATGTGAGAAAAAATCGTTATGCAACTATAATCCAATAATATGTGCTAAAACACTAGTGAAATTGTATGTAAAAGATGACTACAATAAAATATTGTTATTAGAGGCACAAGCCAAGATATATAAAAATAATTCTTTAATAATGGAAGAATTCCCGCAAAAAATTATTTCAGGTTTAGTTGTTGTAAATACTTTTTTATTAGGTTTGTGTCAGGTGATAAATGATAACGATGTAAAAAAGATTATAATTGGTATTACGTTTATATTATGTTTTTTGATAATTGCTTTATGGGCATCAAACAAGATTGCTAAAAAACTAGCTGAAGTATTATATCATGTTGATAGTAGACGTAAAAATATAATATATCTTGAGACTGCTTTATATGATGTAAAAAAATGCTTTAAAAAATAAATTTGGATATAATTAAAATTATTACAGCTGTCATTATTTGGCGGCTGTTTTTGTATTTTATGTATAATCAAGCAAAGAAAAAGGAAGCCTGTAACACACGAATACGCAGGCTTCCTAGACTCATATACCGAACATATGTATTGTAGCATGAAAAACAGATATAATCAATAAGGGAAGTGGATATATGAGTTTAAAAGGGAATGTAAAAGTGTATTTAAAACAGTTAGCAGATTTAAAGGAGGAATATAAGGACAAGCAGCAGGCTATATTACGGCTTGAACAGTATATTGATAAATTAGAAAAAGAGGGAGCCGTTATTGACAGCGTTTCGGGAGGAAATGGCGGGGAGCAGCATTTTAAGATTGAAGGTTTCCCATATCCAATATATACGGAGAAAAAATCACAGTTACTATTGAGAAAAATTAAGTTACAGGAGATGGAAGAGAAGATACGGCAGCAGATAGTTGTGGCAGAAGAATTTATTAATTCGGAGCCAAACAGTAGGATAAGAAGACTTCTTACATATCGGTATATTGATGAATTGACATGGGTTCAGATAGCTCACAGAATGGGAAAAAATCATACAGCAGATAGTTGTCAAAAGGCACTTGAAAGATATTTAAAAAAAATATAAGTTTGTCGTAAATGTCGTACTTTGATATGATAATATTTAAACTGGAACAGATGAAAAATTCATTGAACCATAGGCTGATGACAGCCAATACAATCATTAAAACTCCCCCTCTGAGGCATCGGCGAAAGCTGATGCCTTTTTGTTGCTTTTTGATATTTTTAGTTATATTATAGATAAAAAAGACAAGGGGAGTAATGATATGGAAAGAACAATATATTTTTATGATTTAAGACCAACTGTATTAAATGAAAATATAAATAAGATAGCAGATGATTATGAATATGAATTCTTAAATATACTTGATTCATTAATTAAGTTGCCGCTTGATGAAAGGGTTTGGGATATAAAATCGGATAATAAAATACTATATTTAGACGGATATGAGGTTTTGGAAAATATTCGAACAATAAATATGTGTTTTATATCTGCTAAATATAATACAGTAAGAAAAGTGATTGATACGGATACATTTGAAAATAAAGGGTATTTAAAGAAAAAAGCAGACGGAGATGAAGAAAAAAATCATATATCTATAAAATTTTATGATAATCAGAATCCATTATGTATATATGAATATAATAAAAATGGTATAGGTTTTTCGAGAATTATTAATTATATTAATAAGTATATAAAATTATATCATAAAAATGATGAAAGAAAGCCAGGAGAAAAGGGAGTAAGATATAAATTTGATTATAAAAATATAGTGTCAAAAGATTTTTTAAATTCGTTAGAAAAAATTAAAAGAATAAAAGCAGTTACGCTTACTGTGGATAGAAAAGATATTAATATGTCTGAGGTTAAGGAACTATCTGGAAGAGGGGAACTATCAACTGATGCTGATATAGTATTAAAACCAGAGGGTACAGGAATTTTTCATGATACAGTTAAAGATTTCTTTAAGATGTATAATGATAAGACTAAAATAATAAAAAGAGTTACTGTAGATGGTGATTCAGAGGAAAAACACCACATAAGTTTTAATACGGAACAGATGAAGGAAAAGGATACAGTTGCAGTTGATACTGATTTTATTACAGGAGAAGTAAAAACAGATAGCATTTATAGGATATTTGCAGAACGAATGGAGGATTTGTGAATATGATAGCGAAGGAAACTTTTAATATTATAAAGGACTTTTATTCAATGAGAAAAAAGACTAAATCAGATTATTTATTGATAAATTTGTTTCCGGCAGTTATAGGTGTAATTGCATTTATAGTAGGCAGTACTGTTCATAAAATATGGAATGTAAATATATTAAGTTTTACAGTTGATTTTATAAATCAGACGATTACAGTTCTTGCATTATTTATAAGTTTTAGTATTGCATATGTTGGAATGCTTATATCAAGTGATAGCGAAGTAGTACGAAAAATGAGAGATAAAGATTCCACAAGATATGAACTTGATGGGCAAAAGATAAAAGTATATCAAGTTACACATTGTATGATGACATATACGATATTAGTGGAAGTGTTATTTATAATATTTGTATTTGCAGAGAAGTTTTTTGTGTATGTTTTACCAGGAATGGTATTAAAAATTTTATTATGTATAGATGTAGCTATTCTTATGCATATTACATTGTTGATAGGAATAGGGATAAGAGATATATATTACGCATTTTGGAAATAATTATTTAATATTTAAAAGGCATCAGCAATCGAAAAGACAGTACCAACACTCAATTGTTAGATTTTTAATCTAACGATTGGAGGTCGGCACAAATTTAATATTGATGCTTTTATCATGCTAGAAAGGAGCTGATTGCATGTCATTAACAGCAAAACAGAAGCGGTTCTGTGATGAATACCTTATAGACCTTAATGCCACGCAGGCGGCTATTAGGGCAGGATATTCAGAAAAAACAGCGTATAGAACAGGAGCAGACAACCTCAGAAAACCTCAGATTGAAGAATATATAGCAAAGAGACAAAAAGAGCTATCAAGGAGTACAGAGATAACCCAGGAGAGAGTTATCAAGGAACTTGCCTTGATAGCTTTTTCTAATAATGCTGATTATGCACATGTGGTTGAAAAGAAGATGAAAGCAGAAGTAGATGGAGCACTTGTGGATGTGTTGGATGAAGATGGTAAACCTGTTATGTATAGAACAGTAGAGCCGGTACTTACGGAAGAACTTACAGAGGAACAGAAGAGGGCACTTGCTGTTATCAAGAAGGGTAGAGATGGATTAGAAGTTAAGTCCTGTGACAAGGTTAAGGCCTTAGAACTTCTTGGCAAGCATTTAGGTATATTCACAGACAAGATAGAAGCTAATGTAAACGATACAACCAGGAGTGAATTACAGGAGCTTCTTGCACAGCGTAAAGCAAGGGGTGAGCCAGATGCTTCTAAGTGATAAGTACTGGGATTACATAGACACACCTGCAAGAGCAGAGTTCCTTGAAGGTTCAACTGCCTCCGGAAAGACAACAACAGTAGCTGTTAAGTTCATTATGAATGTAGCTGAATCAGATATGAAGCTGCATGTTATAGCAGGTAATACAACAGGTGTTATTGAGAAGAATATAATAAATGCTGATATGGGATTGCTGCAGATATTTCCCAATCTTGAATACTGTGGTAATGGTGATAAAGAGAATAAACTTCCACATATTAAATTCAAAACTGGCAGCAGTACCAAGATAATATATGTTCTCGGTTACGATAATGCCAGCAAGTGGAAGAATGCCTTGGGTTCACAGTTTGGTTGTGTGTGGGTAGATGAGTGCAATACAGCTAACATAGACTTCATACGAGAGATATTCGGACGTTCTGAATACTTTGTTGGTACTCTGAACCCAGATGCACCTACATTACCCATATATTCAGAATACATCAATCACGCAAGACCGATTGATAAGTACAAGGCAGATGTGCCGGAAGAAATATGGAAAGATCTGAAAGGATGTGAGCCTATTAAGAACTGGGTATATTGGTTCTTCAGGATGATAGATAACATATCTATGACACCTGAGAAGATAGAACAGAAGAAATTAAGTTATCCGCCGGGTACTAAGATATACAAGAATAAGATATTAGGATTACGAGGCAAGGCTACCGGTCTTGTCTTTTCTAATTTCTGCAATAGGCATATCATTACCAGAGAGCAGGCAAAGTCATACATCAGACGTGAGGTTGATAAAATGCAGGGCGAATATTTCATAATATTCACCAGCGGACTTGATACAGCTTATTCAACCAAGAGCCCGGATACGATTGCTATGTCCTTTATGGGAATAACAAACAAGGGCAAGTTGATAGTGCTGGATGAAAAGGTGTATAACAATGCAGAACTTGATATACCAATAGCTCCGTCTGATACGGTAAGGAATTACATAGACTTCCTGGAGCGTAACAGAAAAGAATGGGGAGGAATGTCAAAGAATGTGTTTATAGATAACGCTGATCAGGCAACGATAACAGAGTTTGCCAAGTACAAGAGAGAACACATTGACTGCCAGTATATATTTAACAATGCGTATAAGAAAGTAACCATAATAGATAGAATTAACTTACAGCTTGGCTGGATGTCCTTTAACGATAAGAAGGGTAGAGAGCCAAGCTTTTATATTGTCGATACGTGCACGAATTACAAGACAGAGTTAGAAACGTATTCGTGGCTTGAGGATAAGGACTGTGAGCCTGAGGATGGCAATGACCATATGGTAAACAGCGTACAGTATGGCTGGATTCCTTATCGAAGCAGGATAGGTATAGAGAATAAGACATAATTCCAGATAGGAGAGTGAGAGAGGTGAACATATTTACAAGTATGGCAGAGAAGATAAAAACAGGAATAAGAACGTGGCTGCACATACAGCCGGCTGTTAATGGATCCATAAGCATACAGGAAACTCTTGATTACGAGGGAAATGCCATAAAGAACAAGATATGGTACAGAGGTGAGAGTGAAGAATTGTCACAGCTATACAGCCAGATAGATGGTGACAAGACAAGGTTCTGGTCTGCATCCTGTACAATAGGTATGGAGATAAGAAAGATACACGTGGGTCTCCCTGCTATGTTATGTGATATGCTGGCCAGTATAGTAACAGATGATATGAATTTAATAGATGCTGGCAGCAGGCAGACAGAATGGGATAAGATAGCAGAGGAAAATGATTTCATTGAGCTTGTTAAGCAGGCAATAACAGAAACGCTTTATATCGGTGATGGAGCATTCAAGATATCGTTCGATACAAACCTTAGCAAGTATCCTATATTGGAATTCTACTCTGGTGATAAGACAGAGATTATCAAGGACAGGGGAAGAGTTAAGGAGATAGTGTTTAAGACAGTGTATAACGTCCAGAGACAGGAATATGTATTACTTGAACATTATGGCATAGGCTACATACATTATGAGCTTACAAGAGGCGGCAGGGAATATGATTTAAGTGTTATACCGGAGCTGGCACACCTTAGTGATGTTACCTGGAATGACAAGTTTATAATGGCTGTTCCTCTTCTGTTTTATAAGTCAGCCAAGTATAAAGGACGAGGCAAGAGCATATTTGATGCAAAGATAGATAACTTTGATGCACTGGATGAAGCATGGTCACAATGGATGGATGCATTAAGGAGGAATAGAACAAAGGAATATATACCGGAGAATATGTTACCAAGGAATCCCCTGGATGGAAAAGTGCTAAAGCCTAATGCTTTTGATAATGCATATATAGCAACAGATGACAGCATGGCAGAAGGTACAGTTAATAAGATAGAGCTTGTACAGGGCAATATCCCACACGAAAGTTATCTTGCAACATATATCACGGCGCTGGACCTTTGTTTACAGGGGATTATGAGCCCATCAACATTAGGCATAGATGTTAAGAAGCTGGATAATGCGGATGCACAGAGGGAGAAAGAGAAAGCAACGCTTTACAGCAGAAATAACATTGTAGAGCGGCTTCAGAAGGTTCTTCCAAAGCTCGTTACAGCAACATTTAATGCCATAGACACGCTTAATAAGACAGCTATTAAGGATATAGATATTGATGTGACATTTGGCGAATATGCTAACCCATCCTTTGAAAGCCAGGTAGAAACAGTCAGCAAGGCTAAGCAGGGCGGTATTATGAGCATAGAGGCATCTGTTGATGAGCTGTATGGAGATACCAAGGATGATGAATGGAAGCAGGAAGAGATATCAAGGCTTAAGGCAGAACAGGGTATATCTGATATGAAAGAGCCAGCACTTAATATGCAGTCAGATGGCTTTACAGTTAATGGTGCTGATAACAGTTTTACAGGTTTTGATAACAAGTGAGGTAGCTTATGGCACTTAATACAGAATATGACATAGAGAAAGCCTTTAGAGCCATAGAAGATGAGCTGATTGCTTCTATGATACGAAATCTTGACAGACACAGAGCGGAAGAAGATGAACTTGGATTCAATTGGACACAATGGCAGGTAGAACAGCTTAAAGCCTTAGAAAAATATAAAGCAGATAACAAGACACGTTTTGCGGGCAGATTCAGCGATATAAACAGTTCAATTGATGCAATGATATTTACAGCAAGGCAGACAGGCGGCACAGAGCAGGAACAGAAGATATTAAGAGCATTGAAAAAGGGATTAAAAGCATCCAAGGTGTCACAAGGCACTGAGGGTGCTTTTTTCAAGCTTAACACAAGAAAGCTTAATGCCTTGATTAAAGCTACGAAGTCAGATTTTAACAGGGCGGAAAAAGCAATGCTTAGAATGTCGGAAGATAAATACCGGCAGATAATATTCAATGCTCAGGTGTATGCAAATACGGGTGCAGGAACATATGAGAAGGTGGTTGATATGGCTACAAAAGATTTCCTTAAAGCTGGTATCAACTGTATTGAATATGCAAATGGCGCAAGGCATACCATGAAAGACTATGCCAAGATGGCAATTCAGACAGCCAATAAGCGTGCCTATTTGACCGGAGAGGGCGAAATGAGACAATCATGGGGAATTAGTACAGTTATTATGAATAAGCGTGCTAATGCCTGTCCTAAGTGCCTTCCGTTTGTTGGCAAGGTGCTGATAGATGATGTATGGAGTGGAGGTAAGGCATCTGATGGTCCTTATCCGCTTATGTCATCTGCAATAGCGGCTGGGTTATACCATCCAAATTGCAAAGACGTACATACAACATATTTCCCTGAGCTGGATGAAGAGCCAGACAGTAAGTTTACCAAGGAAGAGTTAGAAAAGGTCAAGGAAGATTACAAGCAGGACCAGAAACAGCAATATGCAGGCAGAATGGCGGAGCAGTTTGATAGGCTTTCTAAGTATTCCTTAGATCCGGATAACAAGAAAGTGTATGCGGCGAGGAAGGAACAGTGGGAGAATGTAGTTGCAAATGAACAGAAGAATGATATAATGGAATCAGATTTGAGTACATTCAAATGTAAATTAAGAAATGATACAGATATAGACAAAGAATATTATAATATTCTTAAAGAAAAGTTTTCACATGGAAATAAAGCCGCTAAGCATTTATTTACTAAGTATGCAAGTGGTGAAACAATAGATGTATCAATGTATGAAGGTGCTGCACATTTTAATACCAAAACAAAGAAAATATCTATGCATTATAAAGCTGATATGAGTAATATAAGAGGAGCAGGGACTACTTGGTATCATGAACATGGACATTTGATAGACGATTCACTTGGTATGGTATCGAGGGACGAACATTTTAAAGAATTACTAGAACAGGACACATTCCAATATAGAATAAAATATGGAAAAGAGCATAATTTAAAAACATATGACAAAGTAGATAGAGCAATTAGTAATGATTTACAAGATATAAGAAGACATTCTGCTGTATCGGACTTATTAGATGGATTAACAAAAGGGAATATTAGAGGTTGTGCAGGGCATAGCATTGATTATTGGGACAATCAAGAAAATATTACATCGGAAGCTTTTGCACATATGTTTGAAGCACAATTTGACGAGGTGCACTATAAAGAGATGCAGAAATATTTCCCCAAATCATTAGAGTATTTTGAAAAGAAATTGAAGGAGGTAGCAAGGTGATAAAGAAACTAAAAGATGCAAGAATAAAATTTGTGAATCATTTTAAATATTCTCCAGAGTTCCCTCCTGATTTATATTTTGACCAAGAAGAATATGCTGAATTATTGTTGAAATGCATAGAAGATGATTTTGATTATACAATTGAGAAATATGGAACAGTAGTGCCAAAGAAAATGCCAAGACCAGAAATAATATGGGATTAACAGCCACCAGTCGATAGATTGGTGGTGTTTTTATACCCAATTTTAAGAAAGTGAGGACAAGACAGTATGAAAAAATTATTTATTAGCCAGCCTATGGCAGGTAAAACAGACAAGGAAATAAAAGAAACAAGGAAAAAGGCAATAGAATATGCAGAGCTGCTATTAGGTGAGAAAGTAGAAGTTATAGAGTCTTTTTTTGAGGGAGCACCAGCAGAAGCCAAGCCATTGTGGTTTTTAGGAAAATCAATAGAACTTCTATCACAGGCGGATGTTGTATATTTTGTTAAAGGATGGGATAAGGCTAGAGGCTGTAAAATAGAACATCAGTGTGCAGCAGCATATGATATTAAGAGAATTGAAGATTAGATTGAATAAACAGCTATAGAGCTGTTATTTTTATACCCAAGTTGCACCGGTGCAACAGAATTTAATATTAGTTAATAAGCACGCATAGCAATACGCTGTGGGTGCTATTTTTATGCCCAAAAGAAAGGAAGATATGAAATATTTAATTGAATATAGGGGAGAAGTCCTGTCAGGGAATGCTCCTGACCTCCCCAAGAATAAGCTAAGATGTGGCGAAAGGCTGCGTCTTTTTTGATTGCAGAGGTAGGCTGCAATAATAATTATTTAATAAAATTTATAAAATGGCAGTATTTTTATAATGTATTACATTATGCGTATCTTGCTAGATTTTTATTTATAAAAATTATAATAAAAAAGTATAAACTGACGAGAAATATAGAGAAATACAGCAGTTTACAAGCTTTTAATAAAGTGATAAGGTGAGCATACGATATATCGAAAAAAATAATAACCTCTTGACCAGTTAATTGTAAAAAATTACATTCTACTAGAGTGGAAATATGATGAAAATAGATTGATTTAAATATGAAACTGGTCAAAAATAAGAATGTCTTAAATAAAAGTACTCGACTTTTGCCCGACATAATATATAATACAATTATGCCCGACAAAAGTGAGGTGAGGTTATGAGTCCAAGGACAGGCAGACCAACTAATAATCCAAGACCTAATAAATTAAGCATCCGAATAAGTGATGAGGATAAAAAAATATTAGAAGGTTATTGTGAAAGGGAAAATATAAATAGAACTGAAGCAATTAGTCGCGGAATTAAGAAGTTGGATAAAAAATAGAAACACCCGATACCCTACCAAGATAACCGAGTGTTTCGCAAACTGAGGAATATCCTCTATGAAATATTTTATCATAGAAAGATACTCCTTGTAAATATCATTTAAAAAGGAGAATTATTTTAGTATGAATCAGATTGAACAGACAATTACAAGTGTTGAAGTAGCAGGAATGGTTGGTAAGCAGCATAATGAATTATTAAAAGATATTCGTAGATATTCAGAACAATTAGGTGAGGGGAAAATTCCCCAGTCCGATTTCTTTACAGAGAGTACATATAAGAACAGCCAGAATAAGCTAATGCCTTGCTACAATGTTACAAAGAAAGGCTGTGAATTCATAGCACACAAGCTTACGGGTGCAAAGGGAACAGAATTTACAGCAAGATACATCAATCGTTTTCACGATATGGAAGAACATATAAACAACAGCAAGCCACGCACAGCACTTGAACAACTCCAGTTACAGAGTCAGGCAATTCTTGAAGTCAATGATAAGATAGATGAAGTTAAGCAGGAGCTGGAAGACTTTAAGCAGGATATGCCACTGATGAATATTGAATGTGACAGAATTACAACAGCAGTTCGAAAGGTTGGAACTCGTGCCTTAGGTGGTAAAGATAGTAATGCCTACCACGATAAGTCTTTGAGTGGTAAGGTATACACAGATATATACAGAGAGCTTAAAAGACAGTTTCAGGTTACTTCCTACAAGTCAATCAAGCGTAGACAGTGTGATACAGCAATATCCATAATTGAAGGTTATAGGTTGCCTGTGGTTCTGAAAGAACAGATACAGAACACTAACGCACAGATGAATATGGAGGTGTAATATGTCTGCTAAAATTGATTTTGAGAATGCTTTGTATGAACTGGAACAGACAACAGCAACATTAGGATTTGTTCAGACAGCATTTGCAGAGGGCGAATCTCTTATAGATAATGACGAATCTGCAGCAACTATATATATGTTATATTCAAGACAAAGGTCTATAGTGAATAAGCTCAAAGAAGTATTGAATACAATAAAATAAATAATATCATATTGATATCTGGGACGTTCAGCAATGGACGTCCTTTTTATATGCCCAAAACTTAATGGCAATAAACTTTAGGAAAATGCCGACGGGCGGTAAACGGAAGAAAGGAGACAATATGGAGATGAGATTACCTTTAAATCTTCAGTTCTTCGCAGATAGCGGAGAAGGTAACAGCGGTCAGAACGCTGGAGGAGACAATGGACAGGCAGGACAGCAGGGCAATCAGAATAATCAGCAGTCAGCTGGTGTTGATTATGACAAGATACAGGCAATGTTGGATAATGCAACTGCCAAGAAAGAGAATGCTGTGCTTAAAAGCTATTTTCAGCAGCAGGGATTATCAGAAGATGAGATAAGCCAGGCTATTGCAACATTTAAGCAGAATAAGCAGCAGCAGACAGAACAGCAGCAGAATGCTAATGCTAATCTTCAGAATGAAGTTGCAGCGGCAAAACAGCTTGCAGAACAGGCTCAGGTTGAGCTTGCGGCTACACAGGTAGCAATGACACTTGGTATTAATGCCAAGACACTTCCATATGTGCTTAAGATGGCTGATTTCAGCAAGGCAAAGGGCACAGATGGAAAGATATCAGAGGACAATGTTAAAGCTGCACTTGAACAGGTTCTAAAGGATGTACCTGCACTTAAGCCAAGCACAGAGAACAATGAGGGATTCCAGATTGGTGCAGGGCAGCAGACTAATGGCCAGCAGTCTTCTGCAGGTAGCAATGTAAATGTTCCTACAAAGAGATGGAATAGATTCAATTAAGAAAGGTTAAAAAAGGTAAAATAATATGCCAAATTTAAATTATGCAGAACAGTGGAGTCCTGAATTATTAGCAATTCTTATTCAGGGCACACTTACATCACCATTTATCACAAACAATGTCAGATGGTTAGATGCCAAGACCTTCCATTTTACACAGATGAGTGTAAGTGGTTATAAGAACCATAAGAGATCAGGTGGATGGAACACAGGAGAATATAACCAGAAAGATGTTCCTTACACAGTAACACATGACAGAGATGTACAGTTTATGGTTGATAAGGCAGATGTTGATGAAACAAATCAGACAGCATCTATTGAGAATATTTCACACATATTTGAACAGACACAGGTAGTACCAGAGACAGATGCATTATTTTTCAGTAAGGTAGCACAGGCTGCACAGAAGACAGAATTATATCATACTGAAACAGCTTCCACAGAATATACATCAGAGAATGTATTTGCTAAGCTTAAGCATATTCTGGCAGCAGGCAAGCTTAGAAGATATAAGGCAAATGGAAGCCTCATTATGTATGTATCTTCTGACATTATGGATAAGCTTGAGGTATCAAAGGAATTTACACGTAAGATTGAAATGACACAGATTGCAGAAGGTGGTCTTGGCATTGAAACACGTGTAACTGATATTGATGGTGTGACACTTATGGAAGTTGTGGATGATGAAAGATTCTATGACAGATTCGATTGGGATGTTGCAGAGGGCGGCTTTGCTCCGCTTAAGTCAAAGTATACCATAACAACTGATACAGATGTGGTAGAAGGAAAGACATACTACACTAAGAGCGACAGCACTTATACAGTTGTGGCAAAGCCTACAAAGACTAATATAGCCACATATTATGAAAAGACTGTTCAGGGTTCACGCAAGATTAATGTACTTGTAGCATGTGGCCAGACATGTAAGACAGTACCTAAGATTTCATCTATTTATTTCTTCGCACCAGGAGCACATACAGAAGGAGACGGATATCTTTATCAGAATCGTCAGTTAAGTGATACATTTGTATTCCCTAATGGCAAGGATGGTAAGGTTGATTCTGTATTCGTTGATGTAGATCCTGCAGAAGAGATTGCAGAGTGAGCCTATGGTATATGCAAGTAAAGAGCAGTACCTTAGCGAGCATAATCTTATTCCTGATGAACAGATAGAACGAAGATTAAAGCAGGCGAGCCGTCATATCGACTCGCTTACTTTCAATCGTATAGTTGCGAGAGGCTTTGAAGGTCTGACAGAGTTCCAGCAGGCAATAATCATAGATGTATGTTGTGATATGGCCGATTTTGAGTATGAGAATGAAGATATGATTAATTGTGTCTTACAGAACTATGCTGTAAATGGAGTATCTATGCAGTTTGGCAGCAGTTGGAATGTTCTTGTACAGAATGGAATTGCAATAAAGCGGGATATATATCAGTTGCTTTGTCAGACGGGACTCTGTAGTCTTTTGTTGGGGGTGTAAGCATTTGAAATATCCATGTTTAGTATTAAAGAGCATGTGTAAGACAGAAATACACCTCGAGATAACGCAGGAAGGCAGGAACGTTTATGGAGAACCTCTTGAACCTGTTATATGGGATGGTTTATGCAACTATCAGGATAGCGGCAAGACAGTATTAACAGCAGAAAAGGTACTTATACAGCTTGAAGGTTGTGCCTTAATACCGGGGGATATTGCACCGGAGCTTCCTGTTATTACTAAAGGTGATATAAAGGTGTTCGGTGTAACAAGGCATATATACAAGGGTACGAAGTGCCGTAATCCGGATGGTACAGTTAATTATGTAAGATTGGATGTGATGTAATGGCAAAGAATGTTAAGTCAACAGTAAAGCTTAATATGCCTGTGGTGAGAAGACTTACGGCAGCAGCACAGGTGTCATTGACACAGACGGCAGAAGCTATACATACAGATGTTGTTCAAAGGCAGGTAATGCCTAGAGATACAGGTACATTACAGAATGAGAGCACATTTGTATATACACAGGATATTGCAAATGGTAAGGTGGAGCTTATATCAAGCACGCCTTATGCAAGAAGATTATATTATCATCCGGAATACAACTTCCATCAGACACCGTGGACAGATGAAAGCGGCAAGAAACATGAAGGAAATGCGAATGCTAAAGGCAGATGGCTTGATGATTACCTTAAAGGCGGTAAGAAACAGAATTTTGCCAAGAATGCTTTTGCTAAGCTGTATAAGAGGAATGCGGGGTTATGATGTTAGGAATAGGTGATGTAAGAGATTATATAGCAGGTCTTGGTATTGCAGACAATACTAACGTGTATTGCGGAAAATTAGACGACAAAAAGAATAAGAGCATAGGTGTTTACAATAATAACAAGCAAAGACCTGTGCAGATGGCGGTAGGCGGCTTAAATAACAGCTCTTATCGTGTTAAGTCTGTAAGCATATTGGTTCATTGGAATACCAGTGTAAGAGACACAGAGAAGACTGCAGAACAGCTCTACAATATGCTTAGGGATATGAACCATATTACAATCAACGATACTAAAGTGCTCTTCACTAAAATGTTGGTTGATGAGCCTGTTGATGTAGGGACAGATGATAAAGGTATCTTTGAGAGTGTAATAGAATTAGATATTTATTATGAAAGGTAGGCAAAAGTATGGCACAGAATACTAAATTAGCCGGATATAATGCGGGTGCTACTCCGCTTGAAGGTGTAAATCCAGTACATACAATTCAGTTTGGAATTTGTATCACGGGAAGAAAAAAATCAGATACTCCGGAAACGATAGAAACTAAAGTGGTGAGAGATGCGGAAAGTCTTAGCATTTCAGTTGATGGAACTATTGAAGAATGGAATCCAATGGACCAGGCAGGCTGGGTTAGACGTCTTATGACAGGAAAATCGCTTGGAATGTCAATGGGTGGTAAACGTAACTATGGAGATGAGGGAAATGACTATGTGGCAGGTCTTGCTTACAAAACAGGGCAGGACTGTAACTCGTGGGTGTCTATTATATTTCCGAATCTTGATCAGCTTCTTATTCCTGCAGTCATCAATGTAACATCACTTGGCGGTGATTCTACAAGTATTGATGCACTTGAGTGGGAAGCACAGTCAGATGGAAAACCAACATATATTGAGTATAGCCCAGAATAAGGAGATGAAAAATAATGGCAAATAAAACAGATTTTCAGGTAGTAGATATTTCAATGAAGATTACAAATCAGTTACCAAAGGTTATCATTACAGATGAGGGATTATCGAACTGGTTTATATTGTGTTACAAAGTGTTGTAAAGCCCGGAATTACAGGCTTTTTTAAAATTGACTTACATATAAAGTGTTATATTTATTTATCCTGATTTGACCGAAATTTGCCCCGAGATTCTTTGTTTGGATTTGTTTGAAAATAGTTTGATAAAAATAAAACAGAATGAAATATTTGAAATAAACATAAAAAAATATAGACAAAATAGGGAATAAGATATAATATTAAAGTAAATATATAATCTAAGGAGGAAGGATATTTATGAGAAAAATTTTTAAACGATTTGCTTCACTTTTGACAATCTTTATATTGACTATTATGTCAATAGTTCCTGTCCATGCATCGGAGAATACTTCTGTTGTAAATGTTACGGATGATTTGGCGATACAGATGGCAGAACGTTTTGCAAAGGGAATAGGAGAAAATAGCAATATTGTTGCTAATAATCCGAGAAAATTTTATGATACAACAGGTCAAGCTATTGGATATATTGTAAATTACAATTTAGAAAACAAACCATATGGATATGTAGTTTTTGATACTACGTGTGAATCTTTGATATCAGAATACTCATTTGGTAATAATTCAGCAAATCCATATGAGGTGATTTATCAAAGTGAAGCAAATGTATTTAGTGAAAAAGCAAATACCTCTGAAATATATAAAATAGCTCCGTTTGAATATGGTATTGTTGATAATTTGGGAAAGATTAGAACGAATTATGGTGAAACATTAGAAAAAACAGTACTGTCCTTGAATGAGAGTAGGGGAAAAGACCCAGCTACTTGGGATGAGGTTTTGCTAGATATTGATGAAGTTTATGAAAACTACACGCTTGTTTCAACAAATCATCTTCAAGAATTTATTTCCTTTAATGAGCCGTATATAGAAAGTGTAACAGGACATTATGCATGTGCAGTTAGTGCATTATTAGCATGTGGTGCATATTATAATGCTGTTGATTATACAGATATTGCAGGTGATTATATGGATATTTGGGATTCAACAGGAACGACAGTTTCATCGGAGAGTGGAGGAATAACATATGGTTCAACAACTATTGGCAATATTGGACCTGGATTTGTGGACTTTTGTGCTGGAAAGAATGTTTCTGTAACACAAAATACTGACTATAGTCCCAATTATAATTTTTTCACTAATTGCATTGATAGAGGAGATATAGCAGTTGTCCATTGTGGTATAATTAGCAGTGATACTGGAGAACGTGCGGGGCATTCAATGGCAGCAGAGGGATATGCAACTTTGCGAGCATATAATTCTGGAAATACAGTACATACATTGATGGTATTTGATGGATGGGGGGATACAGTACGTTATTTGAATTTTGATTTTGATAGTTGGACAGACATATCGGGGACTACATTTAATGGATAAGAAACGATTGATTTTGTTAATCATACTTTTGCTTGCAATAGTATTAATTGTGCTTGGCGTAAAAGGAAATGTTTTTAAGGAGAATCGTCAAAATATGGAGTTGCGTTCTAGTGGAGATGATAATTCTCATTGGTTTCATTTGAGTGGGGTTGTTGTAGAGAAAACTTTTGATACACTTTTAATAGAACTAAATGAGAAGGAAGAAAGTAGTCTATTTTTTGATACGACAAAAGTTAGTTTAGATTGTACTAAGTGTAAAGGTGATCTAGAACAAGTATCAGAAGGAAATGTTATTAAATTTTATTTTTTTAAGTATAATATTGATGGTGAAACGGTAAAAATTGAAAGAATAGTAAGATAAAAGTATAAGTAAGAGTTCTGCTATCAGAACATTATTATTAGTGAGGTAAAGGAACAAGGCGAAGCCGAGACGCCGTAGGGCAGTCCTTTACGGAACGGACACAGCCAATACCATCATGATACATAAGAGGACTTGAAAGGTCACAAACCTTGCAAGTCCTCTTGTTTATCTTATGGGTTACTTCTGTCGGATTGCATTTTCCGATAGACCGCTTCTTTCGTGGCTTCTCGGAAAAAGCTATCCTGTCTGGTATATGCCAGATGTTCATTCTGGATATAAGCGTCTGATTCGCAATCATATTCGTAAGGGATTACCTGTGTTGTTCCCTGTTTTTCATCAATTCCATAGATAATTACTTTGGAATCTCTCAATGCCAGTCCGAGTGTCAGAAAGCCGGAAGTGAAATAATTGTTGTTGTGTGGAGCGGTTATGCTTTTCAGTGCATGAAAGAAGTCTGCTACTTCCTCAGTCTGTCCATTCTCAAAAGCTGGAATGATATGTAAGGTGTTGTTTGCCTTATCTGCATATGCCCGGCAGACCAGAACGGAAGAATCCGCTTTTTGTATGATACCGTCAAAATAATCGCCGGAGTATGCAGTTGGCTGATAGAAAATGGCGGTTTCTTTTGTTGTAAGGTTATGATAAGTCAGAAAGCCGTTTACAAGCCGGACAATCTCGATATCATCCCCGTAGGTAAATCCGTTCTGCTCTAAAAGAGAATAGAAAGTTCTGGTAAATTCTTCCGGCAGTTCAATCCCCAGTTTTTCTGTGATAAGCATATCTACATATTCTTTAAATGAACCATACAGAAGTTCATTCAGCGTCATATTGCCCAACGTGGCAATCTGCTTCAAGCGTTTCTCATTGGGAAGATTCACACCCTTTTCCCAACTGTTTACAGAGCCTTTCGGGGCATTATCTATGATTTCCCCAAACTTCTGCATACTGTAACCGTATTTCTTGCGTATCTGTAAAATTCGTTTTCCTACTGCTTCTTTATTCACAAACATATGCACACCTCGTTTCTGTTTTCATCATAACACAAGATAAGGATAAATGTAAGGGTAAAATTATAATAAGTTATAAAAAGATATAGTTAAGCGTTTGAAATACAAAAATAAAAAGTAAGGGAAAAAGTAAAATAATTGTTGACAAGAAGAAAAAACAGGTCTATGATGAGGTTAAGAGGTAAGGAGAAAAGTAATGAAATAAATATAGACGTGGATATGAAAAGGACTTGTCACACTTACCAGACACTCATTCACCATGATTTCAAAAAAGGAGAAATGTAGCATGCAGATTACATTGACAAAAGAACAGGTCAGAGAAGCGTTCGGGGAACTCCGTTACATGGGAGCAGACTACTGCTACAAGTATGATAAGTACAAGGTTATACTTAATTATGTACAATAAATATTAAATAAGAATGTACAAATGTTATGATATGTGAGTTGCAAGGAGGAACTCATAATGATATTAATAAATCAAATCATAACAGATATAAGAATAGAAAGTGTCAATGACCTGTACAAGTTAAAACCATTTTTGGAGGATGGCACATTGAAGATTAATAAAAGTCAAATAGCTAGAGAATTGGAGGTAGATAGGCGGACTGTTGATAAATATATAAATGGATATACAAAGCCAGAAACAAGAAACTGTGATGACTGTATTACACCTTTTTATGACATTATTACGGAGTTATTATCAGATAAAAATCAGCAGGTATTCTACTACAGAAAAGTATTATGGCAATATCTGGTTGATAATCATGGCTTTAAAGGTGTTTATTGTAACTTCTGTCATTATCTCAGGAAATATCCTGAATTCGATTCATATTTCAGAAAAAGCAGACCATCAAATACCAATAAGGTTACTGTCAGATATGAAACACCTATGGGTAAACAGGCTCAGCTTGATTGGAAAGAATCTATTCCGTTTATTCTTTCTTCAGGTGAAATTATAGAAGTGAATATTTTTGTCCTGTTGCTTTCATATTCAAGATTCAGAGTATACAGGGTTTCACTTTCTAAAACACAGGATATACTCTTTTCGTTTCTTGATGATGCATTTGAAACACTTGGTGGTATTCCGGATGAAATAGTTACAGATAACATGAAGACTGTTATGGATGAAGCCAGAACAGAATATTATGCCGGTAAAGTTAATAACAAATTCCAGCAGTTCGCTGATGATTATGGTTTTAAAGTCCAGCCTTGTATTGCCGGACATCCGCATACTAAAGCCAAAGTTGAGGCACCTATGAAAATACTGGATGAAATAAGAGCTTATAATGGAAAATTGAATTACATTGAATTAGTCGAATTAGTGACAAGAATAAATAATCGTGTCAATACACAGGTAAACCAGGGAACAGGAAGGATTCCGCTGATGTATTATAACAAAGAAAAGGCTTTCTTAAACAGCCTGCCCGCTGATAACATAAGAAAGCCTTACCAAATCACCACAAATACGGTAAAAGTCAATCATTCAAGCATGTTTAATTACAAAAGCTGTCAATACTCTGTACCACCAGAGTACATTGATAAGATTGTCTCATTACAAGTATATGATGGTTATATACATGTGTATTGTAACACAGAATTCATAACCATTCATCAGTTAAGTTCAAAAAAATTGAATTATATTTCTGAGCATTATGCCGCAATTGCAAGAAAATCGCATATTTTCAGGGATGAGCATATAATGGACAGGGCAAAAGAAAATCTAGAAATTATAGGAAAGGTTTATGATTATGAGTAATAGTACATACAATCAGCTGACTGCTAATCTGGAGCTGCTGAAATTAACCCAGATGAAACTACATCTTGATGAAATAAGGGATTTTGTGACAACAAACGGATTATCGTTTACGGAAGGTTTATTAAAACTGAGCAGTTATGAAGTTGATTTCAAAGAACAGAATGCCTCCAGATCTATGATAAAGGCTGCAGCATTTCCTTTTGTAAAAGAACTAAAGGATTATGATTTTGAATTTCAACCAAGTGTAAACGAACAGGAAATGAGGGAACTTGCAAGCCTTGGTTTTCTGGAAAAGAATGAAAATATCGTGTTTTTAGGACCCAGCGGCGTTGGAAAAACGCATCTTGCAACATCTATAGGTATTGCAGCTGCTAAAAAACATGCAAGCACCTACTTTATCAAATGTAATGATTTATTGCAGCAATTAAAGCGTGCACAGTTGGAAAACCGCCTGGATGCAAGATTAAAACACTTTAGTAAATATCGTCTTCTTATCATAGATGAATTAGGGTATCTGCCGATTAATAAAGAGGATTCAAACCTATTCTTTCAGCTTATAGATATGC